CCTTCGCTGTCAAGCCGTCGTCAGCTTCAAGAAATATATGTAAATCAGTTTTCAGAATCCTGTGGTCGATGGGTTCCCAGCCATGTTCTTCAAGTTCTTCCTCGGAGAGCTTGCCGGTGTAGTATTGCCACTTGATCTTGTAGAGTCTTTTGTAGTCGGCATTCAGCCGACACAACAGGAGCTTTTCGTCGGTGTAATGGTTCAGCCACTTGCCGTGAAGATATGGGACTTTCGAGGACTCGCTTCCAAGATCACTCTGGTCAATGCGGCAATCCTTCGACCACATCTTCTGATAATCCGCTAGTTTCATACATGAAGTATACCCTACCGTCTGGTAAAGTCAAGAGGATTATGGGGGTAGTGTCACCTGTCCGCCCTCGGTAATTGAGAAGCCTGAAACCCCTCCGGTGATGACTTCCCCGGACGAAAACACACCACTGACATTGGTGACGGTCAGCACCGAGCCCGGACTTCCAGCCGCAGCCGGGGTCCAGACCGAGACGATCCCAGTCACCCCAGATGTTCCACCCGTTACAGTTTCCCCAACCTCCAAATCCTCGGTCGCAACGTAGTTGGAGGCATCGGTGATTTCCAAGGCTAGAGCCGTGGCACAGAATTCCGAGATTTCGAAATCGACCTGACTCCGATCCACAACTTCGATTTCGTAGTAGCAGAATTTGAATATGGCGTCTGCGATGAGAGGATCAATGTCAGTCACGGTCGCGTCGAACTCCAAACTTGATACGGACGTAGGAAACAAGTCCCGGAAAAAGACTCGGATGTTGACGTTGCGGCTGCTCGTCAGGATGAACAGAGTCGCATCGGAAACCTTGGCCTCTTGTCCATCTTGCGTGTCAAGATTCAATTCCTTGATACGAGACAATGCCCTTACCCAATTGTAGATTTCCAACCAGTTGGCCATGGTTTCGTTCACCATGAACTTGATATTCAAATCTTCAAATTCCACACTGTCACCGGGGATTGGAATGTTCGGCGACATCGGAGTTTGGTAGTCGATGTGACTGAAAGTGAATCCCGGAAGGTTGGCAGCCTGACCAAAGAACACAACATTCGGCAATCGGTTTATCGCAAAGCGAAAGCCTGTAGGGCTCAGAGGATTAGTATTTACTGGTTGACCCGGTACTTGACCCATGCGCAGTCTCCTTAATCATATTTAGACACCAACAAAAAACCCCCGCACACAGGCGGGGGTTTTGTTAGTTTCGGAGCTAGGACACTCGTCACTAGAATTACAGGAGGTTGCGTACTTCGACGATTCTGTAATACTGATTCCGGCGTGATTCCAGATCAGTAGACTCATCGACGAAGGGGTTGCTGACAAGACCGTATCTGGTCTTGAAGCCGATCTTCGGCTGGAAGCTCTGCTCACCAACGGCACGCACCATCTGTAGAGGCACGTATGGGGTGTAGAAGATACCAGCGTCGTATGGGCTCGCACCCTTATAACCAGCGCAGAAGAACTCACGGTCGAAGGCAGTTGCCTGAAAATACGGGTCAATGTAGACTCGCGTGCGACCGTTGAGGACGCCAGCAAACGTGTTGCCAGTATCATCGACGTTCAGGTTGGTTGACATCGCAGGAGCGTGGTCAAGCATACCCGCCATTGAAAGCGCGGAAGCAACATCACTTGAGCAGAGGACCCAGTTGCCCTTGCCTCGACGTGTTTGCTTGGCGATTTGGTTGGCTTCGCGTTCCATTTGGAAGAGAAGTCCCTTGAACTTCTCAACGGACCAACGACCGTTGGAGTCAGTGTTCAGGTCGAAGATACCAGCATTAGTAGTATCAGACTGAGCGCCGAGCTTCGCAACAATGTAGATGGTACGAACGACTTCGCGGTTGATCTCTGCGAGGATTTCGCTAGAGAGGATGTTAGCTAGTTCGGTTTCAGCGTCAAGGCCGTGGACGGCTTTCAAGTCTTGCTGAAGTTCCGTGGTGTACTCGGCCTTGAGAGCGCGAGTCTTAGCCGTGACAGTTGTCTTTTCGATACTGAATGCCATCTCAGCAAAGTCAGTCGATGTGCCATCACCAAGAGCTTCACCAGCAGCGAGGGTCATACCAGTACCGGTACTAAACGCTGAAGCAAAGGGGTCTGTGTTTTGTGGATTGTGAGTACCCGCACCTGAGAAGTCAGTCGAAACTTCGTCAACACCCATCGTCTCGTCACCAGTTTGGCTGGTCACATGCGAACGCATCGCAAAGATAAGTCCGGTTGGACCTGTCATTGGCTGAACGCCAGCGATGTCGAAAGCAATGAGGTTAGGCATCGCACGACGTACAAGGCTAATCAGGATTGGATCCCAATTGTTTACTTCTCCGCTACCTGCGTTGTTGGCTGGTTCTTCTGCCAGGAACTGCTCTTGATTCTCTAGGAGAATAGTAGTCACCTGTCGGCGGTAGTTATCTTCGATACGAGGAATGTCCTCGTGTTCCAAGATTGGCTTCCACTTTCGCTGAAGCTCCTCCGTGATTATACGTCCATTAAGATCCATTATGGATTTCTCCTTACTGTTGTCCTAGTTCCTGTCAATGCAGGTTACTACAGATACTTATAAATCCTCGGCTTTAGAGTCGCCTCTTAGCCCATCAAGGTCTGTGATTGAAAGTTCCCTGTCGGAGTTGGGGCTCCGGCGAGTCTGCTCAAGCCCGCAGCATAGCGGGACATTTTCGAATCTATCTTCGGTGCGGATGGAGTATTGTTCTCGTCAACGGCATCCACATCATCGTCGTTCACTGTTGCCCGACTGAAGTAGTTCTCTCGCAAAATTTGGACTTTCTGACGATACTGGTTAGCATCATCGAATTCCACACCCTCACAGAGATGGCGAAGTCGCTCGCGCTCGGTATCAGCAAGTCCATCGGACTCTTCTGCGAATACCTCATCGACCGTCTTGACGCTCAACTCTTTGCGAAGCGAGACATTGGAATTGATCTGCTCACCAAGCTGATTCTCAAGCTCCGAAATTCGGTTCTGAGACTCAGTGAACGCATCTACTCGATCTTCGGGAAGTTCGATGTAATGCTCTTTGAAGATACCATGTAGAGCCTTCATGAAGGAATCAGAGATGTCAGCACGTAGACCGGTTTCAACGGCCAGCTTGTTCTCAGAAACCCATTGCTCAACAACGTACCCAAGGTAGTCGTCGATTCGTTCGACGAGTTGAAGGTGCTTACCTTCGTAATGATCTTGTACTTCAGCAACCTTCTCTTGGAGATAGCCGTTGTAAGTCTCGGTCATGTTAGTAGCATGACGCTGAACAACTTCGCGCAGGGCAGCTCCGAAAATCGTAGATGCCTTCGTCTTGAATTCCTCAGAAAGATCCTCACCATTGAACAGAGCGTTCGTTGCTTCAGCAACGGTCTGATCCATTCCTACCGCTGCGGGATCGAGGGGCTTTTCCTTGGCTGTCTGTTCCGAGTCGAGGGCTCCACTAGAAGGCTTGCCGCCAGAGCCGGGATCGCCACGCTGGCCCGCACGCTTTGCGTCGTCCTGTGTGTCGCCGTCAGCGCCTGTTAGCTGATCGCCGGGATTTCCGGGATTCGGTGCTGCCGCACCACGGGGTTGTTCTCCAGCCATCTGTTGTGCCTCCACAACTGCGGTCCCAGCCGGAACAGCAGGATGTGAGTTGTCGGTAATTTCATTACCAATGTCGCCGGAATACGTTGAGCTTTGTCGCTTACGCTGAGCATCAAGACGAGCAGAGTCATCTGTTCGTGTTAGCTGATCGTCAGCAGCAGCCTCTTGCATATCGTCGTCATCTTCATCTTCGTCGTGATCTTCAAGATTGAGGAATCGACCGAGAGGATTGCTAGTCTCTTCCATCTCGTCATCGTCCATCTCATCTTCGTCGCTCTGCTCTTGAACGCGACTCTTCTTTACAGCGTCAGGACCTTCGGAACCGAGCTTCACGTCCTTGGAAGGACCACCAGCTTTCGGCATGGTTCTACCCTTCTGACTCTTGGGACGCCCGTCATCGCCGGGCTGGATGGACTCATCCATCTCATCGTCCTCTTCGTCGCTATCAAGGTTCTCTAGAACCGCCGCAGCAGCAGCCTGTGCCGCCTGTCGGGCAACTTCCGTTGCTTGTTCTGTTCGTGTCTTTCGTGAATTGCTACGAGGCATGTTTTACTCTCCCGGAATTGTATACCAGATCATGATTATTTATGGATTCGGTGTTTTACATCTCACCCAAGAATCTTTCCCAAGCATCAAGATGGATATCCTCAAGCTGAAGTCTGTTAGCTCGCTGGATTTCCCGCTTGTACTCTTCGATCTCTTGGACTTTCCAAATCCCACTTTCATAGATCCACTCTTTGTTTTCCATGATTCCCCGAACAAAGGCCTCTGGGGCTGACGGATCAGCTACGATGTCAGCGGCAGTTGCCAAGTGGAAATCGTCCCTTACGATGTTTACGCCCCCACGACCAGCTTGTAGGCTCCCCATACCACGGGATGAAACTCCCAATTGAGCCCCCTCTTCAATAAAGGACTTCACAATCTTTCCAAACGGAGTATCCAGAACCTTGGCTCTGCCAATGTAATTGGTGCCCTCTCGCACTAGACTTTCAATCAGGTGGGAAACCCGTTCCAGATTGATGATGGGACCATCGGGGTGTCCCAACTCTCCAAACGCCCGTCTGGGTTTCACAAATTCCTTGACGTAACGCTGGACCTCTTGATCCAGAATTTCCATAGGATACATGCGACCGTTGCGGTTCTTGATATCGCCTTGTAAGAATGTGCCTTCAATGAACACGTTCTTCTTACCTGACTTGGTGGCCTCAACGATGTAGTTGGCGTCTTTGATTTCTTCTGTTAGTAGTCTCATGAATGGATCACATTCCCATGTTGGTTCTTTTATGTAGGGATCTTTCCCGTTTCCTAGCTATTGCTTTGGATGAGCCCCCTCGGACTCTGGCCCCTTTGACCGCTGCTCTTTCTTTTCCAACCCGCTCATCGGCAGACATCTTCACGCACGTACCGTTGTCCATCTTGAATCCGGGTTCGCAGGATTTCTTAGTACCCGACTTGCCCGCTTGAACTACTCTTCTTTGACTTGGGTTTTGCTCGTTCACGAAAGGTATCGCGGCCGTCAGACTCACTTCCCTCCTTGATTCCTAATCGTTTCTTGAGAGCGTCGATTCTAGCTTGGATCTGTTTCTCGATAGCTGGAGACTTTGCTGTTTCTATCTTACGCACAAGAGTTTTTAGCTCTCTACGGTTCGTATCAAACACTTCAGCTTGGGCTCTACCCTCATCGAAGTTACGAGACTGGTCATCCATTCCACCGGTTTGCGTTAAGTGGTTGTTGGGAAGTCCCTGATCTTCTGGCTCGGCAGCGTCGTCATCTGGTTCCAAGTTGCCATCTGTGTTCGCGTTCTTTACAAGGACTTCGGCCCCTTCGAACATCTCCGCCGCGAGCAACACTCTTTGGTCGGACAAGCACTCAGACACCTTGTACGAAAGCAATCTGTTGACACAATCATTGAAGCGAACCGTGTCTCCCTCTTGAAGAGCCATAATCAGCAACTCAATGAGCTTATTTCCGTCAACCGCTTCATTCATTACTTGTTCTGTCATTACCCATCTCCCACTCTTGACATCCAACTTCAGGCCTAGTTTCTTTGCGATGCCATGATTCTGCCGTGTTGCCGTAAAGGAATCCATGAACCCCTGTTCATCCACAACTCCCTGAGCAGCCTTGAGCATTTGCGGCAATGCGTAGGTGTTGTACCATTTCTTTTTGGCGTCTCGCTTATCCTGCGCCATGATCGCCATAACCAATTTTGTGTGGTTGATCTTGGTCATTAGACGATCCTAATTGGTCCGGTTGATTTGAATCCTTTGAAGGTCGTGTGCTTCATCGCAAAGTTGGACATCTTCACGAAGCCAGCCTTGCTTGCGCTAGCGGCCTCACGAAACTTCTTTTGGCCGTCCTTCTTCAAGGCATCGTGTACAAGGATCATGGCACGGGCAGTTAACATGTCAACCGTCATACGTGTCTTGTCGTCAAACTTGACCTGCGCTGCTTGGGACCGGTCAACGATCATTCGCAAAATCGGAGTGATGTCCTCATTCACTGAAATACGAACCGAGAATCCGGGGTCAACCCCTTCGTCCATCAATGTCAAAATTCGCTGGTTGTCCAGTCCTTTTTTAGCAACGACTTGCATGATGCTGCGTCGAAGCTCGTTTGTTAGGGAGCGATTCCCAGCCTTCTTAGTGATCTTGTAGTCGTCTATCCACAGCCCCAAACCCTTCTTCAATTCACGATCAGTCTTGTCCTCTTGAAGATCATCCTCAGTCAGAGGGGGCAAGTCGGCCAAACCGTAATGTTCTCTCATAGCAGCCATACGTTCAAGGATGGCTTGCTCATCGAATTCGGTTTCTTCTGGTTCGTCGATGCGAAGGTTGCCCTGATTGGCGTATCCAAGAGGATCGCCAATGGTCATCGCTGTCTGATTAGGGGGAGTACGTGAGGCCTTCGGGGCTCGCGTCACTTCGCTCGCTTCAGGAGCATATGGCCGTTCTTCCATGGCTGCCATGTCCTCCGCAGCGAGTTCAGCGGCGACGGCAAGCACTTCTCTCTTGCCAGCCTCGGTCGGCAAATCTCCATGGGTCAAACCTAAAGCATGGCACTTGAGCATCTTGAGCAATTTCTGAACACCGCCAGACTCACCCAACTCAAGACCCAGTTTCGCAGCAACTTCCTGCGCCAACTCATCGTTCTCAACGCCAAGCTGACTGACCTTTCGAATCAATACGTCAAGCAACTGGCCACGTCCCGACAGGTGATGGGGATCATTATACCCACCGCGACCGAAATCATTAGACGCACCAACACCACGGAAGGCTTGGCCGTCTTGATGCTCGACAAGGGCAAGGATGTCCTTGCTAAGAGTCTCGTCAAGTTGCGTTCGGATGTCAGAATACGTTTTCATTCGCTTACTCTTCGTTGCTTGCTACGCGGATATTGCCAAATGTGTTCTTGGCAATCTCTTGACGTTGGATTTGTAATGCCCCAGCAACCTTGTTGGCGATAGCCGCATCAAAGTTTGCCTTGAACTGCGCACCGTCCTTGTTTGATGCGGCTGCGATCATGTCTTTTACTTCGTTACTCATTTGACAGTTTCCTTCTTCTTATCTTTCTTCTTAGCTGGTTCTTTCTTCTCAGCTTTCTTCTCTGGTTCTTTCTCTGGTTCTTTCTCTGGTTCCTGAATAACTACCGGGATTGGTTGAGTAGGTTGGGCCGGTGCCAAGGCTGGCTGGGGTGCTTGCTGGGCTGGCTGTGGTTCGGCCTCTTGACCGAAACCATTCTCACCGTTTTCCTCAGCTTCCTCAGTTTCCTTCTGGTCCTCTTTTACCTCTTTGTCGATCTGTTTGATTTCCTCATCCGATTGTCTCAACACGTTCTTTCGGATCCAGTCCTTTGAATAGAATCCCTGTTCCGTAGCATCACCAATACTACCTAGCAAGTCTAGCCTTTCACGCAGAATCTCAGCATCCTTCAACTCTGCGAAGTGCGAATCTCTCGCCCACTCAAAGTGAAGATCCTCTGCCATCTGCTCCCAGTCAGCATCGGTTACGATGCCCTTTAGCATTACCTGCGTTCGCAGCAGACTTAGGAAGAGTTCGGAAAACTTGTTGCGAATCTTCGAAACGAACTTTGAAAACTTCAATTCGTCTCTGGTGATTTCGCTGGCTCGGCCCAAACCTTGAACACCCGAATCGGGATCCAGTCGAGAGACTGGAACGTTCAATGCCTTGTAGAGCTTCTTTAGGAAGAACTCCACATCTGCCATCTCGCCTAAGTTATCACCACCCGGTAGAGTTGTGATTTCTGTTCCTTTGCCTCCCTCTCGTCTCGGCAGCCAGAAGTCCTCCAGCATTGAGAAGTGTCGTCTTGTGTCTCTTACCTCACCCGTTGTCGCATCATACGTCAACTTGTTTCGATAACGATTCATGATGTCTTTGAGATACGCTTCGGCCTTCACCTTCGGGAGCGAACCCACGTCGATGTAGAAGATTCGACGTTCCGGCGCTCTAGAAATTCGGTAAATCACTACCGCATCTTCAAGCAATCTCAACTGATTCATGGGCTTGAGGGCTTTGTGAAGATACCCAAAGACTCTCTTGTTGCGAGTCTTGCCCGGAACCATTATGGCTCCCTTTTGTGGAAGCTCAACTACCAACCCCGAATGAACGAACGAAATTGAATCAATACTGATTCGAACGCCTTGCATTACCGAATTGTCGGTACTGGATGTAGATCCAGTGGCTCCTGAAGAATCATGAAATCCTACTTCATTGTAGACGTAATACTCGTCTGTAATTCGAGGAAGCTCAATGCCCGTCTCTTCATCTCTTTCTCGGACAACCTCTTTGACCTTGCGAATTGTCAGAGGATCAATCTCACGGACTTCTAGGATTCCCTTTTTTAGTGTCGCTGCGTTGGTGTTGTCTACGATAACATGATGGTATAGACGACCGTCAATGTACCACTTACGAAACTTCTCATGCGCTCTCGTCTGAAACTTCAACATTCGCAGGATGAATTCAAACTCTTCCTGAATCTT